ATGTTTTGCGAAGAAAAAGTAGCTCAAATGGCTGCATACCTACTTCTTAAGCGAGGTGGGCGCATGGCATATCTGAAATTGATGAAGTTGCTCTATCTGTCTAACCGCCAGTCGATTTTGAAGCATGGCAGGATGATCGGCGAAGATAGCCTTTACTCTATGAAATTTGGACCAGTCATGTCGAATACGCTGAACTTGATTCGCGGTAAGGCTGAAGGCATTGGTGACTACTGGTACAACTTGATAGAGACGAACGGGCATAATGTATCGTTGCGTTCAGATCCGAGGGAAATGGATGCAGACGAGGTCTTTGATGAATTGAGTCGTGCGGATATCCGGATTTTAGATGAAATCTATTCTCGGTATGGGCATATGAACCGATTTGATCTCGCAAATATGACGCATTTAGAAAGCGTTTGTCCAGAGTGGCACGATCCTGGCAATTCTCGTAAGCCTATAGACCTGAAAGAAATGCTGATCAGTGAGGGTAAAAGCGAGGATGAGGCTAATCGCATAATTGGCAAAATGGAAGAATCTCAGAAACTTAAGGAATTTTCTTTGCAATTATCATGACGGATTATCAGCCATACAGGAAAGGAACTGTGCTTGCCCCAACTGGGCCATGCAATCATCTTCATGTGATTTGTAATGATCCTGTTTATTACCCCGTTAACGATTGTTATTGTGTTTTAGTTGTTAATATTTCTAGTATCAAGGATGGTGTCCCCCACGATCCGTCTTGCGTCTTGAATTCTGGTGATCATCGCTTTATCAAGCATCCAAGTTATGTTGTTTACGCTGAAGCTATAATTTGGCGAGTGGATAACATGGTTAGAAAGCAGCGATCGGGTGAGATTTCTGTTCATGATGATATGCCAGAAGCTACATTCAATAGAATTCTGGACGGTTTTGATATCTCTGATGAAGTTACGCCAAAGAACCTTAAATTTAAAAATAAATATTGCGTATCATCTATTGATGATGAGTAAACAACAGGAATTGTTTCGGTATAACTTCAGGAGTTTTCTATGGAAGATCAAAAAGCAACCAAGCCACAGGTTAAGTTCGACACAATGAAAGCATTCGCAGGTATGGGTGCTGCTGTTGAAGTTCTGATGAAGGCTGCTCCTAATGCGTTCACTCACGCTACTGTCTCTGGTAAAGAGCAGCAGGGTAAGCTTCGTCGTCGCAAAGCAGCATGATCATAGCTGGTGCTTTTTGAAAACCCGCCTTCAGGCGGGTTTTTTCTTTAGTGATGTTCTTTGTCCTTCTGTTTGACTGTTCTGACCTGTTCCCACTCGATACGTCCTTCTTCTCGCCTTTTGTCTATGTATTCCGCAAGATCCTGAATATTGATGCAACGTTTTGCTTTTTGTGATGTGCCGATGCGATATGTTGGAACGGGCAACTTACAAGCGTTTGCTTTTGCTTCTGCCGTGGCTGGACTCATACCAAAGTACTTTTGGCTAACTGCTGAGAGTTCAATGTTTGGGGTATTGAATTCAGCCATCAGTAAAAACAAGGTGTTCATAATTTTCTCCATCAAAACCGGCTGCACCCGGGAAAATTATAATTCTGTGCTGGTGGCAGGAATTAATTTCTGCCAGATAGCGGAAACATATTTTGCCTGATGACGGGCATCGGCCAGGGCGTTGTGCCGTTCGCCATCGAAAGGCATGTCCATTTTGGGGTCGAATCCGATGGAACGCCCAAGCGTAACGATCGTGCGTACATCGTGGTCATTCCAGTATGCCCACGGGCAGATTTGTCCTGCTCGCTCATAAGCTCCACGTAAAATTACGTTGTCGAAGGTGGCTCCGTTACCCCAGACTTTTAAATATTTCGTATTGTCTGCGTGCCGGTTAATGAAATGATTTAGTTCTGAGAGAGCATCGCTGATCGACAAAGTATCATCAATACAGATTGCAGCTCGTGCTTCAGGGCTTTGTTTCAACCACCACAGGATGGTATCGCCGTCAGGTGTAGCTCCTTGCCCCATAGCACTTTCCAGGCTAACAACCGTATAGAATTCTTGTCCGATGTCTCCGGTTTCTGGAGTGAAGAACACCGCGCCAATGGAAACGATCGGTGCATCCTTATTTTTCCCCATCGTCTCAAGGTCGATCATTAAGTTGTTCATCACTTCACCTCCTGCGGCGGTTCCGGTAGCGGCATCCAGTGAGTTGCTTGCTCAATACCATTACCCGGCTTAATCGTTGCATCTCCGCGCCGAAAGGTGCTTCCGGTATAGCGTGCGGAGCATATTAGCGGTTCAACCAGAGAGCTATCGAAATTCACCGAAATAAGCACGTTCTTGCCCTTTTCAGGCATTCGCTCACTACAGCTTATCCAACCATCCTGAGTTACCGGAGAGTTGCCATTTACATCGAAGTTTGGCTCTGCGTCCTGAACCAGGAGGATGTAACCATTCTTGGCAGTATCAAGTTCTAACGCCTCGGTGACGGTACCGAAATAGCGATTACCTAAATCCGCATCACAAGTGCTTACATCAATGGAAACCTCCATGCCTTCGATTAATTCTGGCAAGTTGTAAGTTTGGCTTACAGGTTCGGCACCATGAAGCATGGCAGCACGGCAGGCGTTCCAGCCAGCTGTTCGCCCAAGCGAGTAAACTTCAGATGGCTCAAGATAATCAATGTCATGCCCGTCCTCATCGTCGTTCTCAGGTAATGCAGCAGGTACTACTGGTACTGGAGGGGCGGCATAAACAGGAATAACGTCCGATTGATCTTTATTACTTTCATCCGTTAAAGCCCAGAATAATTTCCCGGCCGGATGTTTGAAAATATAAGCAACTGGATCTGCTTCCAGCGATGCCAGTGCAATTTCATAAGCACGGCGCTCAATATTGTCTCGAACGTCCAGGCCGCCTATGCGCTCTTTGATTTCTTTAATCAGTTCTTTGTCGGTTAAAGTGGTCATGTGTTAGTCCTCTGTAGCAGGTGATACGCCGTAGTTGCATTCTTCATAGAATATGTCTCTGCCTATTTCTTCGGCATCCTCTGGCGTGTCTGCTTCAAACTCAACAACCTTGCAATCATTAAATCCTTCGATAGTCACGATATACTTAGCCATATCACTCTCCTTTGATGCGAATGCCAGCAAGCCAGTTTCTTATGCCGATATATTCAGCGTTCCTGAAACCGCTTTTTACATATATAAATGGCAAGCGAAGATTGTGACCGTTGGCTGCCAGGTAGTCTTTACAACCCTGTTCGGTGAAACAGCAGGTAACGAATTCATCAATATCTTTCACAGCAACGCGCCGCCATTTTTCTGGTGGTTCCCGAAAGTTTTCATGAAGTAGTTCGAGACGACGACTTTGGAGTTTATTGGCTTCATTGCCATCTTCATCAACCCAGACAATCCGGTCATAGTCATAATCAGCATCAACAACAATTTCGCGCTTTTGATACACACAAAACATAGGGTCTGACGTTATTCGATTATCCTGTGTTCGAATATTTTCACCGATGATGCCAAACGAATCTGGCGTAGGTTTTGTCTGTAACTCTTCGATACGTTCAGCCAGCGCCGCGCACTTGGCCTCAGCTTCAGCAAATTTACGCACCAGGTACTCAGCGTTTGTTTCGTTCACTTTCAGATCTCGCGGTACACATTTCCCGCGAAGAAACCCTTCCATTTCGAAAACATTCATGCGCATTTGCATAACCCCGATAACTCGTTAAAACGTTCCATAAACATCCCGTAGGCATGGCCTGGTGACAGTGGAATAACTTTGAACATCTCTGTCGCCGGGATACCTTCCAGTACAGGCCAGAAAGAACCATCATCAAGCCCGAGATCGCGGCGTTCGGTTGCCAGCATAATGAGATCGGCATATTTCACTGGCGTGCTCATAACAGGAGGTAACCCGTATTTCTCACGGATTACGGCGTCTATTTTTTCTTCCATCCGTTTATAGTCAGGAAGAAGGCGTTTCAGTGGTGCGGGGATGTCCTGGCAATATGCTTCTGTTGCATCATGCATTAACGCTTCAAAAGCAAATTCCTGCGGTACCAGCTGGCTGCAAAGCACCGCATGTTGGGCGACGCTGTAGAAGTGTGAAAGATGTCCTGCAAAGCGACAGATATTTGAAAGGGAAACCGCGATATCGTTAATAACGATGTCGTCTTTATTTATCTTGTCATAATAAAAATGCTTCCCGGAAAAAGTTTTAATAAATGACATTTTGTTCTCCACGTATATGCACTGCACCGCGCTGAATTCTGGTAAAAGGAAGCCCTCACCATTCGGTGATTATTGAGTTAATTACGTTTCCATAAATGCCCCCGCAGGGGCATTTGCAGTAATGAAATCAGGCGGTGAAAGTACCAATAAAGGTTTCTACTTTGCTGTCTTTGAATTTCTCAACAAGCAGATCACGAAATTCGTTAGCCATTTCTTCCTGCACCGCTTCCAGCTGAATAATGCGCAGAACCAGTACAGGACGATCGCCAGTGATAATGCTGAGGCGTAATTTAAACGGACGTTCTTTCAGACCTTCAAACGGAACGCATTTAAATTCAAATGCCACTGGCATAATGTCTTTGGTCTTCGCTTCGACAGACTCCATCAGGGAGCGTTTTCCGCTGAAGTCATTATCTTCAAAATCAGCGGTCTGGTTTGCTTCAATCGTGATTTTACGGACTGCCGCAGCCGCTTTTGTTGCCTGAATGGCGTCACCATTCGTATCAAAGCCCACAAGGTAGTCGGCCCAGTCTTCAATCCATTCTGCCAGTGACTTCTGGGAGTTACGCTCGCCGTTAACAGACAACAGAGCAGAGAACGGTGCTGTCTTTTTCAGTTTGAGAGTGGCGGTGTTATCTGCGTGACCTGGTTCATCAATAGTACCCAGGTTAAGCACACTGACGGCACGCATATTATCAGCATCGATAAAGCAGCGGGTGCCTTCATCTGCAAGATCTTTAGAATAACGGGTAAAATCATCGATGCTGGCAGTGGAAAGCGCGCCACGGAAACGGAAGCGATTTAAATTAAATTTTTCCAGATCATGAATGCGGAAATTCTCAGGCAATGCCACAGCATCGGCACCAATATTACTGATAATTTCATTAACACCCTGAGCAGAAATAAGGGCATGAATTTGATTAATTGCGGTTGCGTCTAAGTTCTGAGACATAATAAGTCCTCACTATATAAAGATATTCAGTGATGAGATAAATAATCAGTTAATTAAGAACGATATTAATGACCTGCTGCGCGTAGTTTTCCGTCAGGTTCACCGGCAAGAGTCAGTAATTGTCCCTGGTCTTCCTGCAGAATAGTCAGGCGACCACCGCGATTGACATACATCAGCGTTTCGGTGGTGTCTTCTTCGGAAATTTTCCCGCGGTTAGTCGGGCGAACATATGAGAGTTTATGTTTGATTTTCACACGGTTCTCATCAAATGGTTCGATTTCCAGGTTGAGCGAGACCTTACCTTTGTTTTTCGTGTTCATCGCACCGGAAGCGACTTCACTGAGAACTGCGCCGAGTTTGGTTTCAAATACGCCGCCGTCCAGTTCTACGATAAATTCCTGCACGTTGGTACTGCGTTCGCTAGCCATTTTGCTGCTCCTCATCATATCGACCCTGCAAGGTCGGTTGGTTTCTCCACAAAACAGAGAAGAACACCTGCGGTGGCAGCCGCCCGGATGGATTGGGTTATGAGCCCGTCGTCCGGTGATGCTCTTCTCTGTTTTGTAAAAAGAGCGGTACCAGCCGGAAGCAAGTGTACAAACTGGTACCGCCAAAGCAGTGGCTGTTGTGGTGCCGGGTGCCTCCCGGTGCCTGGCGAAGGTTGCACACCAGGCGGGTGGGTATCCACAGAAGGTCGACTGTCAGTCTCAACCTTAACCCGCGTGCGCTGAGCCGCATTCACCACAACGCTAAGGATTCTCTCTGGTTGAAAATACTTAGCTGTTATGTGCCTGCTTTTAGCCACATCAGGCGAGGTGGACCTGGTTATTCCCCAACAACAAGGATTCGGTTAATCTTGATACCCCCAATAACATGGTGATTATTTAAGATGGACAAATTTGATAGAAGTGCACAAAGGCAGTTGTTACAAATACTGTATGATGCTCATCCTTATGAAATTTCTGATGATGCGTTGCAGTCTGTTCGTGACGCATTTGGAGATGATAATGTCCTAATTTCGAACTTAATTTATCTCGAAGAACATGGCTTGATTAAGAATGCTCTTGATTATTACTTGGATGGCATAAATATAAATATTCCTGAATTAAGAATTACTAAAGATGGAATTGATTTCATTCGTGATGATGGAGGTCTTAAAGCTATTCTTGGGATTATGACAATAAGATTGCATGATGAGACTCTCTGTGAACTTGAACGTATCATCAATAGTTCTACTTCTGCCACGACTGAAGATAAGAAGAAATTACTCTCTCAGCTTCGAACGCTTCCTGCCGACGCCATAAAACAGCTGACGATTCGATTACTTGGTCAGGGGCTTGACCATCTGCCGGACGTATTTCACGTAATTCAAAAAGCCCTCCATTCTCTGTAAATTCTGATTCTGGTCGGATTAGACAGAATCGTCCCCATCCGACCTGCTTACTAAGTAGAATCCAGAATTCGTCTTGTTGGTTGGTGCTGATAAAAAATCCATTAGGATGAACGTAAGCACAGAATATGACCATAGAACCCTCTTTTGTTACGGGGATACCAGGATTGTTAAAGAGCGAAGCGTCCTATATGGCGCTTTTTTTGTTGCTAACGAATCATCCGGTCATTCATATGCCACCGGCGGCTACTTCGTGGGCGTCCTGCCTGTTCGTTATCTTTGATATAAAATCTAACTTAACTTAGTTTTGATGGCAAGAGAAAACACCAAACTTTTCTTAGTTCGGTGTTTTGGTTAGAGAAAAGGGGGGCTAGAGTTCGTATTGAACTCCTTTGACTACACCAATGATGAGGCAATTACCATTGATCGGGATGTTGGGGTACCGGGGATTTAATGGCACTAAAAACTTTTGAGGGCCATCGATAACTAATTTTTTTACTGTGGCTTCGTTTGTTCCATCAAGTCTAGCGATGACTATTTTTCCATGCCGGGGTTCTGCATCAGGATCTACAATCACTGTTGCGCCTTCTGGTATTGTTGGGAGGCCGTTAGGGTTAGTCATGGAGTCGCCTTTAACCTCCAATGCAAATGAGTTATCACCAATCTTTAATGATGTATCTACCCACTTGTCTACTTCACTAAACACTTCTGCTGTCCTGCACTCAGTAAACTGCCCAGCCTGAACCCACGAGATTACAGGAACTCTGCGCATGTTTGTGACGAGTTTGCCTTCAAACTCCGCACCATAAAGAATGTAATCTATTGACGTATTGAAGAACTTCGCTAATTTTGAAAGTGCTTCCCCACCAGGGACATTGATGTCTTTCTCCCAGTACCCCACAGCAACGTCACTTACTCCACAAAATTTACCCAATTCTTTCTGGGACGTTCTGGTAACTCTTCTCAGAGCTTTTATACGCTGACCAACCGTTTCCATAGGAGCACCATTTCTTTAATTACTAAGTAATCTTAGTTTTTATTGACCTAAGATAGATTGATAATTAACATCTAATAAAACTTAGTTTGGAGGGCATATGACGACTGACGATATCGAAAGCTACTTCGGCAGCATTGAGAAAGTTGCTGCTTTTTTCGGCATAACAACTGAAGCCGTTTATCAGTGGCGAAACCGTCCTGACCAGTTAATTCCAAAAGGACGTGCAGCAGAGGCTGCATATAGAACTTGCGGACGGTTGCCATTTAAACCTGAGCTTTATGAAAAATCTAATGGATAAATCGATTTACAGAAACCACAGATATGAGGGCTTAAACGTGGGTAAAGAACCTGAATGGAAAGTTGATAAGCAACCAGCATGGCTGGTGGCAGCAATACGAAGAACGATTGCTGATTTACCTCATGGCTATGAGGAAGCAGCAGAAATTCTTGGTTTGTATAAATCTGATGATATCACCCCAGCAAAAGATCAATTGCATAACAGACTGCGTAGCGGTGGGGATCAAATTTTTCCACTTGAGTGGGCCATGGTTTTACAGGATGCCAGTGGTACCAGGCATGTAACGGATGCAATAGCCCGTCGTAGTAATGGGGTGTTTGTGCCGCTGGTGGTCATTGATGACATTGACAATGGTGACATTAATCAGCGGCTGATGGAGTCAATAGAATGGATTGGCAAGCATTCCCAGTACTTACGCAAGGCAACTGCTGATGGAGTTATTGACCAAGCTGAGCGTGAGCAAATCGAAGAGAACAGCTACCAAGTAATGGCGAAGTGGCAGGAGCATTTAACACTGTTATTTCGTGTTTTTTGTGCGCCGGAAAAGAGTAACGCCCGCGAGTGTGCAGCTCCGGGCGTCGTGGCGTCGATTGCTTCTGGTTGTGGAGAAACTAACGCATGAACAGTTTAACAACACACTACCGTCGCTCGCAACTGATTGCGCTTCCTGTACCGGGTGGAAAAGCGAAGGTGGAGTATTGCTATGCAGTGAATGTACCAGGTGACAGGGAAATTGTAACCCACAGCTTTGCAGAGTGGGCTGTGGGGGATTTCAACCGGCAGAAGGAGACAGTCCTTTGCGACAAGTTAACCGCTGGTTCAAAGATCACTACGGAGTGCCCGTCAGAGTCATTCGTTGGGAGCCGGAAACACAACGGGTTATCTACCTCCGTGAAGGCTATGAACATGAGTGCTTCAGCCCGCTCGAACAGTTTCGTCGTAAATTCAGGGAAATAGAGGTCGGTCATGAGCCTGTTAATGACATCCCAGCCCATTGTGATAAATCGTGATCTTGCATGCCGTATTGGTCTGAATGAGGCAATTGTGTTGCAGCAGCTTCATTACTGGCTGAATGAAACGAATTCCGGCACTGAGCATGGCGGAATTCGCTGGGTTTATAACACGACAGAACAGTGGCTGGAGCAGTTTCCGTTCTGGTCAGAGTCCACTCTGAAACGCACATTTGCAAGCCTGAAATCACTTGGGGTTTTGCGTCGCGAGCAACTCAATAAATCGAAGCGTGACATGACCAACTTCTACACGATCAACTATGAAAGTGAGCTTTTAGAAGAGGTCAAAGTGAACGAATCCATCAGGTCAAAATGCACTTCTCCATCGGGTCAAAGTTACCTGATGGATGGGCGCAAAATGACACGATCCATTGGTTCAAAACGACACGCTGTCATCGGGTCAAAATGGCCCAATGATCTTACAGAGAATACAACAGAGATTACTACAGAGAATAAAACCTCTTCTCGTCCGGACGCTTCGCAACCGGACACGCAAACGGCTGAACAGGAGTTTTTAACTCGCCATCCTGATGCGGTTGTATTCAGCCATAAAAAGCGCCAGTGGGGAACGCAGGATGATTTGACCTGCGCACAGTGGCTCTGGAAAAAAATCATCGCCCTGTACGAGCAGGCCGCCGAATGTGACGGCGAGGTGGTTCGTCCCAAAGAACCGAACTGGACAGCCTGGGCAAACGAAATTCGCCTGATGTGTGTGCAGGATGGTCGTACTCACAAACAAATCTGCGAGATGTACAGCCGCGTCAGCCGCGATCCGTTCTGGTGCCGTAACGTGCTCAGCCCGTCGAAGTTGCGGGAAAAATGGGATGAGCTTTCCCTGCGCTTATCGCCGTCCGTCAGCACGCACACAGAAAAACGTGAAGACCCGTACTTCAAAGCCAGTTACGACAACGTGGACTACAGCCAGATCCCGGCAGGATTCAGGGGGTGATCATGAGTCTGTTAAATGACGTTCAGAAATTCATTGAAGCCCATCCGGGCTGTACTTCCGGAGACATTGCGGATGCTTTTTACGTGGGGGCTTAATGAGTAATAAATATTGCCAGGCGCTGGTAGAACTGCGGAACAAACCAGCCCATGAACTGAAGGAAGTGGGCGATCAGTGGCGCACGCCGGATAACATTTTCTGGGGAATTAACACCCTGTTTGGCCCGTTTGTTCTGGATCTGTTCACTGATGGTGATAACGCCAAATGTGCCGCTTATTACACTGCGGAAGACAATGCGCTGGCGCATGACTGGTCAGAACGTCTTGCGGAGCTTAAAGGTGCTGCCTTTGGTAATCCCCCATACAGCCGCGCCAGTCAGCATGAGGGGCAATACATCACCGGCATGCGTTACATCATGAAGCATGCCAGTGCCATGCGTGATAAGGGCGGGCGCTATGTTTTCCTGATCAAAGCTGCCACCAGCGAAGTTTGGTGGCCGGAAGATGCAGACCATATTGCTTTTATTCGCGGGCGTATTGGTTTTGAACTGCCTGCCTGGTTTATCCCGAAGGATGAGAAGCAGGTGCCGACAGGCGCTTTCTTCGCTGGTGCTATTGCTGTTTTCGACAAGACCTGGAAGGGACCGGCAATCAGCTACATCGGGCGCGATGAACTTGAGGCATGTGGTGAGGCGTTTCTGGCGCAGATTCGCCAGCAGGCAGAAAAACTTGTCAGGGAGATGGCGGCATGACGACGTTAACTCAATGCCAGCAGCAGGTGCTGGATATGCTGATTTCTTACCAGCAAGAGCGTGGCTTTCCGCCAACCAATCAGGAGGTGGCAACCATGCTGGGATACCGTTCAGTGAATGCAGCGGTAGAGCATCTTCGCGCACTGGAGAAAAAAGGCGTCATCACGATAAAGCGTGGCGTGGCCCGGGGGATCACGCTTCATACCGCAGTGAAGGACGACGACAGCGAAGCGGTCGGTATCATCCGCGCACTGCTTGCCGGTGAGGAGAACGCCAGGTTGCGTGCAGCCCACTGGTTACATGAGAGGGGCTTGAAAGTATGAAGTTGATCCTTCCTTTCCCGCCCAGTGTGAACACGTACTGGCGACACCCCAACAAAGGGGCATTTGCTGGTAAGAGCCTGATAAGCGAGGCGGGGCGAAAATTTCAGAGCGCGGCGTGCGCAGCAATAGTTGAGCAGTTACGTCGTCTGCCGAAACCAACGTCGGCACCTGCTTCAGTGGAGATCGTGTTGTTTCCGCCGGATAACCGGATCCGTGATCTGGACAACTATAACAAGGCGCTGTTTGACGCCCTGACCCACGCGGGTGTGTGGGAAGACGACAGACAGGTGAAAAGAATGCTGGTGGAGTGGGGACCGGTTATCCCGAAAGGGAAGGTCGAGATCACTATCAGTAAGTACGAGAAAACGGCGGGTGCAGCCGCCTGATTAAGAGGAGAAACGAAGTATGAATAATCTGATGGTCATTGATGGTATTGAAGTTCGTCGTGATGCTTATGGACGTTACAGCCTGAACGATCTGCATCGCGCAGCAGTAGCATCTGGTGCAAATGCCAGAACCAAGGAGCCAGGAAAGTTTCTTTCCAGCCAACAAACTGTTGAGCTTGTTCATGAATTGACCAACACCCAGAATTTGGGTGTTGACCCGGTGAGTGTGATTCATGGGGGAAATGAACGGGGAACGTATGTCTGCAAGGAACTGGTGTATGCCTATGCAATGTGGATCAGCCCGTCATTCCATCTGAAGGTGATCCGTACTTTCGATATGGTAACCAGCGCACCGGAAAAATTATCCGGGCAGGCTGCTGACAAGATGCAGGCTGGTGTGATTCTGCTGGACTTTATGCGCAGGGAGTTAAACCTGTCTAACTCTTCAGTGCTTGGGGCCTGTCAGAAACTCCAGGAGGCTGTTGGCTTACCGAATCTGGCACCGCGCTATGCCATTGATGCTCCTGCTGACGCGCCTGATGGCTCAAGCCGCCCCACGCTGTCACTGAGTGCACTGCTGAAGCAGTATGGTATCCGCCTGACGGCTAATCAGGCATATCACCAGATGGTGAAGCTGGGGATCGTCGAGCAGCGCGAACGATACAGCCGTACCGCGATTAACAACATCAAAAAATTCTGGTCGCTGACAGCGAAAGGCTGCATGTTCGGCAAGAACATCACCAGTCCCGCAAATCCGCGCGAGACGCAGCCGCATTTCTTCGAATCCCGATTCCCTGAGCTGTTAAAGCTGCTCGATACCGTTCATTGAGGTGACCGTGAGAGCACTACTGACCCCTGAAATTGCCCCGCGTATGGGGATCGTATTGTTCAGGCCAGGTTCAGAGCTGATGCCCCTGTTTATGCAGGGGCGTGTCCTGCTGGAGCCTGAGCCGGAACGTTATTCATCTTTCGCCAGTGGTGCCGTTCCGGCGGCATCACAACCGCTGGCGGATGATCCTGCCGTTCGGGCCGTGTTCCGCAATGAGGCAGTGATCCGTCGTGCTGGTGGGGTGGAATGTCTTGAAAGCTGGTTACTTCGTGAAAAAGGCTGCCAGTGGCCTCATTCCGACTGGCACAGCGAGAACATGACCACAATGCGACACGCGCCGGGCGCAATCCGTCTGTGCTGGCACTGCGATAACCAGCTGCGCGATCAATTCACGGAACGGCTGGAATCAATGGCAACGGATAACTGTGCCCGCTGGGTGTTGTCTGTCGTGCGTCGGGATCTCGGTTTTGATGATAGTCACGTTGTGACAATGCCGGAACTGTGCTGGTGGCTGGTTCGTAATGACCTGGCGGATGCCTTACCGGAAAGTGCAGCCCGTAAGGCACTGAGATTACCGAAGCCTGTTGTGCCGTCTGTCACCCGGGAAAGTGACCTGGTGCCTTCGGTTCCTGCCACCAGCATCATCCAGGATAAAGCGAAAAAGGTGCTGGCGCTGAAAGTGGATCCGGAGTCGCCGGAGTCTTTTATGTTACGCCCAAAACGTCGCCGCTGGGTTAACGAAAAGTACACGCGCTGGGTTAAGACGCAGCCGTGTGCATGTTGTGGAAAGCCTGCTGATGATCCCCACCACCTGATAGGCCACGGTCAGGGCGGGATGGGTACAAAAGCGCATGACCTCTTTGTGTTGCCTTTGTGCAGAAAGCATCACGACGAGCTGCATGCGGATACCGTGGCATTTGAAGAGAAGTATGGCTCCCAGCTGGAGCTGATATTTCGTTTTATCGATCGCGCGCTGGCAATTGGCGTGCTGGCGTAAGTGGAGAACGAGCATGAACCTTGAAGCCTTACCGAAATATTACTCCCCAAAATCTCCAAAATTGAGCGATGACGCACCGGCGACAGGCTCTGGTGGTTTAACAATTACGGATGTAATGGCTGCGCAGGGGATGGTGCAGTCGAAAGCACCGCTTGGGTTTGCCTTATTCCTGGCAAAAGTTGGTGTTCAGGATCCTCAGTTTGCGATTGAAGGTCTGCTCAATTACGCGATGGCACTGGATAACCCGACATTGAACAAATTGAGTGAAGAAACCCGGTTACAGATCATCCCTTACCTTGTGAATTTTGCCTTTGCTGATTATTCCAGGTCTGCGGCAAGTAAGGCTCGCTGTGAGCATTGTGCTGGTACTGGATTTCATAATGTATTGCGCGAAGTGGTGAAACACTCCAGAAGCTGGGAATCTGTTATCAAGGAAGAGTGGGTGAAGGAACTATGTCAGCATTGTCATGGTAAGGGAGAAGTCAGCACAGCGTGCAGAGGGTGTAAGGGTAAAGGTATTGTCCTGGATGAAAAAAGAACCCGGCTTCATGGTACGCCTGTTTATAAGATTTGTGGGCGTTGCAATGGTAACCGGTTTAGCCGTTTACCAACCACACTGGCGCGGCATCATGTCCAGAAGCTGGTACCTGCCCTGACGGATTATCAGTGGTACAAAGGATATGCAGATATCATTGATAAACTGGTTACAAAGTGCTGGCAGGAAGAAGCATATGCAGAGACACAATTGAGAAAAGTGACAAGATAAATGATTTTCGCCGAAGATGGCGACATGATGCTTGCATTTTTCAAAAAATATGGATAAGATTTTCCCAACGATGGGCTTTGTATGTCTACCGTTGATAAGATTTAAGAACCCGCCGCTGAGCGGGTTTTTTTGTGCCTGATGTCTCATGAAACTATGAAATGGATTGGTGCGTTAAACATTTTTTCTTATTATCTTTTAGATTTTGGAGAGATGGGTAACGTCTGTATTCCAGAAACTCGATGAATATTTAATAAATTAGTTTCAATGATGCTTCTAGGTTATGAGTGTAATGAAAAAGGTATTAATAGCAGCGATAGGTTTTTGTTTAGTTGGTTGTGCAGGTATGAAATTACCTGAGTATTCGCAAGTTAAAGCAAGTCCGTATTATACAGATTGCCGTGCGTTTGCCATGGATGTTTATAAAAATGATGGATACAGCAAAATTGCGAAAACCACTATCCTTAGCATGGATGATGTGAAGGCTAGATATATTGTTACAGGGTGTGTAGTTGCTATGGGGAAAAACACTGTAGAGGAAATTAAAGCTGATCTCTCTGCTAAAGGGAGTTCTTTTGGGCTTATCAGTGGTGCTTGTTCTAGTGCTGCATGTCGGGTTGATGTAGAGCAGCAAATGAACGCTTATATACTTGGTAGTTATTATGCTACAAATAAAAAATTCCCGGATAAAATGAAAGCAGAGTTTTAAGCAAACCTTGTTTTCGATTATATGCCGAAGATAAATGTTAGTAACGGCATAATAAGTAAATATATAGCTGTGATAGCAACCCGCCACTGAGCGGGTTTTTTGTACCTGTAAACTTGGTGCAGTACAGTAAACACGCTGGTGGTCGTGAATACTGACTTTTTATCTTGCTGGCTTTTTAGACAAGAGTTATTGGTATGTCATGTTAACCAGAAGGGAAAAAGACATGCTAAAACAGCAAGATATGACAGAAACCGCCGCCGCAGTCCTTCATTTCTTACCTGCTGACAAGTGGGTAACGCCACGCATGATGACGAGAACTACCGGAGTAAGCGAAGCCCGGTGCCAGTTAATACTGACTCAGTTAGTTCTGGCGGGTCTGGCGAAGGATAACGGTGGGTACGGGAATAAATTCAGACGCTGCCAGTAATGGCGGTTTCCTGCTGTGAAAATGGGCGGCTGGTGGGTGTTGGTAGCACCTGCCAGCCATTCGCTCATGCTTACTGGTCACAAGCGAACCACGGCCCACTGCTTTAGCGCAAAAGCAGAGTGAGCCTACCAGAGTTACGCTTACTGATCCATGAAAAATACTGTAAAAATAAACAGTGTTGATTTAATCAACGCTGATTGCCTGCATTTTATTCAGTCCCTGCCTGATGATTCCATTGACCTGATTGTTACCGATCCGCCGTACTTCAAGGTGAAACCCAACGGTTGGGACAATCAGTGGAAAGGGGACGAAGATTACCTTAAGTGGCTGGACCACTGTCTGGCCCAGTTCTGGCGGGTGTTAAAACCTGCCGGAAGCCTTTACCTGTTCTGTGGGCATCGCCTGGCATCTGATATTGAGATCATGATGCGTGAACGTTTCAACGTGCTTAACCATATCATCTGGGCGAAGCCGTCCGGACGTTGGAATGGGTGTAATAAAGAAAGTCTGCGTGCATATTTTCCTGCCACAGAGCGAGTTCTGTTTGCTGAACATTACCAGGGGCCATATCGCGGCAAAAGTGACGGCTATGCAGCAAAAGAAAGGGAACTCAAACAGCACATAATGGCACCGCTGATATCGTATTTCAGGGATGCTCGTGCCGAACTGGGTATAACGGCAAAACAAATTGCCGAAGCCACAGGTAAGAAAAATATGGTTTCCCACTGGTTTGGTGCCTGTCAGTGGCAGTTGCCGAATGAGGCTGACTATCGGAAGTTACAGGCACTGTTTTCCCGTATAGCGGCAGAGAAGTTTCAGGAACAACAACTGGAACAACCACACCACCAGCTGGTGGCATCTTATGATTCACTGAATCGCAAATATTCTGAATTGCTGGATGAGTTTAAATCTCTCCGGCGCTATTTCTCCGTATCAGTCTCCGTGCCTTATACCGATGTCTGGATGCATAAACCCGTTCAGTTCTACCCGGGGAAACATCCGTGTGAGAAACCGGCGGATATGCTCAGGCAAATAATCAATGCCAGTAGTCGACCAGGTGATCTGGTTGCTGATTTTTTTATGGGCTCCGGTTCCACAATAAAAGCAGCAATGGCGCTGGGGCGTCGGGCCTTAGGTGTTGAGCTTGAGTCAGAGCGGTTTAACCAGACAGTGAAAGAGATAAACGAGCTGGTGGGGAAATAATCTGGTGGCCACGTCAGGTGGCCTTTTTATTTCCATTACACAGCACCCGCATCTGCGAGGTGGGGTTATGAAATCCATGGATAAGTTAACAACGGGTGTCGCCTATGGCACCTCAGCAGGTAGTGCCGGGTACTGGTTTTTACAGTTGCTCGATAAAGTCACGCCCTCACAGTGGGCGGCAATAGGTGTGCTGGGTAGTCTGGTATTTGGCTTGCTGACGTATCTGACAAACCTTTATTTCAAGATTAAAGAAGACAAGCGTAAGGCTGCACGGGGAGAGTAATTCAATGACTCAAAACTATGAACTGATTGTGAAAGGGATCCGCAATTTTGAGAATAAAGTTACGGTAACTGTAGCGTTACGGGACAAAAAACGCTTTGACGGTGAAATTTTTGACCTGGACATCTCGCTGGACCGTGTTGAAGGTGCCGCGCTGGAGTTTTATGAGGCAGCAGCCAGAAGGAGCATCAGACAGGTCTTCCTGGATGTTGCTGCCGGGTTATGTGAAGGGGATGAGCAGTCGCCGGAAAAGCGCCCCGTAATTTTAGATGCGCAGAATGTGTGGATAACCTACAAAGGAAAGCTACCAGGAAGAATTACTGGTTCTCTGAAGACTCCTCCGGAATCACAACCTTAAGTCACTGACCGGAACAGATAAACCTGTCCGTGGGCAGAAACCGATAAATCCTGATAAATATCCATGAACGCAAAAATCAGATACGGCCTGTCGGCTGCCGTTCTGGCGCTGATTGCTGCAGGCTCGTCTGCTCCTCAAATACTTGACCAGTTTCTGGATGAAAAAGAGGGTAACCACACTACGGCATACCGCGATGGTTCCGGTATATGGACCATCTGTCGTGGTGCCACAATGGTGGATGGTAAGCCCGTCATACCGGGAATGAAGCTGTCGAAGGAAAAATGCGACCAGGTTAACGCTATTGAACGTGATAAGGCGCTGGCATGGGTGGAGCGCAATATTAAAGTACCACTGACCGAACCACAGAAAGCGGGTATAGCGTCATTTTGTCCCTATAACATTGGCCCCGGTAAGTGTTTCCCGTCGACGTTTTATAAGCGGCTGAATGCCGGTGATCGTAAGAGTGCATGCGAGGCGATTCGCTGGTGGATAAAAGATGGTGGGCGCGATTGCCGCATACGTTCAAATAACTGCTATGGACAGGTTATTCGTCGTGACCAGGAAAGCGCATTAGCCTGTTGGGGGATAGATCAGTGAGCAGAGTCGCCGCGATTATTTATGCTCTGGTTATCTGCATCATCGTCTGCCTGTCGTGGGCGGTCAATCATTACCGTGATAACGCCATCGCCTACAAAGAACAGCGTGATAAAAAAGTCAGTGAGCTGAAGCAGGCGACCGCCACCATTACTGACATGCAGCAACGCCAGCGTGCTGCTGATGTACTCGATGCTAAATACACGAAGGAGTTGGCTGATGCGAAAGCTGAAAATGATGCTCTTCGGCGCAAGCTTGATAATGGTGGTCGGGTGCTCGTCAAAGGAAAATGCTCTGTGCCATCCTCAGCCGAAACCTCCAGCGCCTCCGGCATGGGCAATGATGCCACCGTCGAACTCTCTCCAGTTGCTGGACGAAACGTTCTCGGTATCCGGGACGGAATCATCAGAGACCAGACAGCACTGAGAACGCTTCAGGAATATATCAGGACGCAATGCCTTCGATGATAGCGATAATTTTACTCATCATCCTTCACATCTGGCTCTGTAGACAGGGTGGTGATCACTTCTGGAGTGAATCCAGATTAAACATCTCATTGCTGATGCTTGAAGTTGAGCATCTGGCGCGCGGTAAGGGGCTGCGTTGAAATAAGAGCCAGTCATTACAAATACCAGGATTTAGCCTCGTATTCGCGGGGCTTTTTATTGCCATTACAAAAGCCACTCCCTACAGAGTGGCTTTGATAATGGCTTATACCCTACACGGGATAACTTAACTGATATCCCTTTTAACGGATAAAGGTATTCAAGCCTGACACATCATGCGCTGTATCGTCGCCGTATTCCCGTATTAACAGAGACCGTAGCCCGACGGGGAACTCCTTCTGCGAGAGTGTGCGGGAATAATCAAAAACGATGCACACCGGGTTTTTACCGCGTTTATGGTTCGCGGGTTTGTCCCTCATGCTCGCCAGTCCTGTGCGGGGGTGGAAGAAACAGGATACTCACACAGATTCTTGTGGGCACGATGCTATTCCTTTCTGGATTATCCCGATGCCATTCATGCAAGGCGCTGTATCAGACGTTCGTCATGGCTGTCAGGCTGACGGGTCCTCCCGGTGGGGTGGCCTGCCACGGGGCGGGAGCGTCGCGGAAAAAGGCTAGTTTTTGCATTTCCATGGCGGCGGCAGCATGTTAGGTAATTTATTGATAATTAAAAGTTATTTCTCTTTTCACCTGTACAATATTTTTTTCTCCCTGTCATTAGACCAGTTTGCAATTAATTGAAATATATAAATAAACCTGATTTTCACCTGCCAGATGGAGTTGCTTATGTCAAATGTGAGCGGGATCGGTGATGCTTATTACTGGAGTGTTTTTAAAATCGCCGAGGCCTTTGGGCTTCACCGGGACACAGTAAAAAAACGGCTCCTCGCGGCCAACACTCCTGTGGCAGCGACTGTCAGGGGGAACCCCGTTTACGCCCTGCAGCATGTCGGGCCTGCCCTGTTTAGTGTGAAGCATGAGGCAGCAGACTCTGTTCATGATCCATCCCGTATGGAGCCGAAAGAGAGAAAGGATTGGTACCAGTCTGAAAATGAAAGGATCAAGCTGGAAAAGGAGCAGCGAAAACTCATCCCCGTTGATGAAGTAGTCATCGTCTATTCGTCCATGAGAAAGGCTGTCGTCCAGGTTCTGGAGACAATTCCGGATGTTCTTGAACGCGATTGCGCCCTGACTCCTCAGGCCGTCGGCGTTGTACAGCAGGCCATTGATGACCTGCGATACACTCTTCAGGAAAAATCCTACGAGGCTTGTGCTGCTGAATTAATTCCTGATGAGGAAGGAGAGAGTCTCTAGGAGGAATAATGGGTTTTTCATCAGCCCGAAATTTGGGAAGGGACATATCGGCAGGATTTTCCCCACCACGTCGCATGCCGATTTCGGAGGCTGTTAAAAAATTCATGCGTGTTCCCAAGGGGGCTGGTAACTCGGTGCCATGGGATCCTGAACTGACACCCTACATCATTGAGCCCATGAACTGCCTGGCATCGCGTGAATACGATGCGGTGATTTTTGTTGGTCCTGCGCGAACAGGGAAGACCATTGGTCTGATCGATGGATGGATTGTCTATACCATCGTTTGCGATCCTTCGGACATGCTCGTTGTGCAGATGACCGAAGATAAGGCCCGCGAGCATTCTAAAAAGCGCCTCGACAGAACGTTCAGAAGCAGTGCGGCGGTAAAGAAAAGAATGAGTCCACGTCGTAACGACAATAATGTTCATGATAAGACGTTCAGGGATGGCTCGTTCCTTAAAATTGGTTGGCCCTCGGTCAACATTATGTCGTCGTCGGATTACCGGTTTGTCGCCTTAACCGATTACGACCGTTTTCCGGAGAATATCGACAGCGAGGGTGATGGTTTCTCCCTGGCCTCAAAACGTACCACCACATTTATGTCCGCCGGGATGACTCTGGTGGAGAGCTCGCCGGGACGTGACATCTGCGACAGCAAATGGCGACGTAAGTCGCCTCATGAAGCGCCACCGACGACTGGTATTCTTTCCCTTTACAATCGTGGTGACCGCCGCCGCTGGTACTGGCCATGTCCGCACTGCGGTGAATATTTTCAGCCAGCCATGGATGCCATGACCGGCTACCGTAATGAACCGGATCCCTTTAAAGCCAGTGAGGCGGCGTATCTACTTTGCCCGCACTGCAGCGGCATTATCACTGCGGAGAAAAAGCGTGAGCTCAATAGTGCAGGAGTCTGGTTGCGTGAAGGTCAGGTCATTGATCGTAACGGCAACGTTTCCGGTGAACCGCGCCGCTCCCGTATCGCCAGTTTCTGGATGGAAGGGCCAGCTGCTGCGTATCAGACCTGGGCGCAACTGGTTTACAAATTACTGACTGCAGAACAGGAGTATGAAGCGACAGGAAGCGAAGAAACACTCAGGGCGGTTATCAACACCGACTGGGGATTGCCTTATCTTCCTCGTGCCAGCATGGAGCAACGAAAAAGTGAACTGCTTGAGCAGCGGGCAGAGCCAGTTCCTTCCCGCAGTGTGCCGGATGGCGTTAATTTCCTTGTGGCGACAGTGGATGTGCAGGCGGGACGTCATCGCCGTTTTGTGGTTCAGGTAACAGGCTATGGCAGTCGTGGCGAACGCTGGATTATTGATCGTTACAACATCACGCAGTCATTGCGCAGTGACTGCGACGGGGAGAGCCAGCGAATTGATCCGGCCAGCTATCCGGAAGACTGGGATGTCCTGCTGACAGATGTTTTTCATAAAAGCTGGCCGCTGGCCTCCGATCCTTCTCAACAAATGCGACTTATGGCAATGGCGGTGGACTCCGGCGGTGAAGACGGGGTCACTGATAATGCCTATAAATTCTGGCGTCGTTGCCGTCGTGATGGCCTTGGTAAACGTATTTACCTGTTTAAGGGCGACAGCATCCGGCGCGCAAAACTGATCAGCCGTACATTCCCTGATAACACCGGACGAACGGGCCGACGGGCGCAGGCCGCAGGTGATGTGCCGCTCTGGCTTCTTCAGACGGATGCCCTGAAAGACCGGGTGAATAACGCGTTATGGCGTGACTCGCCAGGTCCCGGCTATGTGCATTTCCCTGACTGGCTGGGGAGCTGGTTTTACGACGAACTGACGTATGAAGAGCGGAGCAGTGACGGGAAATGGAGTAAGCCGGGTCGCGGTGCCAACGAAGCTTTTGACCTGATGGTGTATGCCGAGGCTCTGGTCATTCTGCATGGATACGAAAAGATCCGCTGGCCGGATGCACCGGAGTGGGCGAGCCGGGAAACCTGGCTGGAGTGTGTCCCGGACAGTACCGAACCGTCACCCTCACCGGAACCGGTATCCACGCCTGTTAAAAAACAAAAACGGAAGAAAACAGTAACTGACGATGTTAACCCCTGGCTGACTTCCGGAGGATGGTTATGAATCAGAATGATATTGAAGCCATGATTCAGCGTTATACGGAAGCTGAAATGGCGGTGCTGGACGGAAAATCCGTCACTTTTAATGGTCAGCAGATGACCATGGAAAACTTATCTGAGATCCGGCAGGGGCGGCAGGAGTGGGAGCGCCGCCTTGCGGCTCTGATTACACGACGACGTGGGCATCCCGGGTACCGGCTGGCGAGGTTCTGATGGCAATTCTTGATGATGTGATTGGCGTTTTTTCACCAGGATGGAAAGCGGCAAGGCTGCGTTCCCGTGCGGTGATCCAGGCTTATGAGGCCGTAAAAACGACGCGGACACACAAAGCCCGACGGGAGAACCGAACTGCCGACCAGTTAAGCCAGTACGGGGCCGTGTCGTTACGTGAGCAGGCCCGTTACCTTGATAACAACCACGATCTGGTCATTGGTGTATTTGACAAGCTGGAAGAACGGGTGGTGGGGAAAAACGGGATTATTGTCGAGCCACATCCGGTATTACGCAATGGGGCCATTGCCCGTGACCTGGCTGCGGAGATACGTACCCGATGGAGTGAATGGTCTGTCAGCCCGGAAGTCACCGGGCAGTTTACCCGTCCGATGCTGGAACGTCTGATGCTGCGTACCTGGCTGCGCGATGGTGAGGTGTTTGCCCAGATGGTTTCCGGGCGCATAAACAGCCTGACGCCTTCTGCCGGTGTTCATTTCTGGCTGGAGGCGCTCGAGCCAGACTTTATTCCCATGACCAGTGATGAGAGCAACAGGCTGAATCAGGGCGTGTTTGTTGATGACTGGGGGCGTCCCGAAAAATATCTGGTGTATAAAAGCCGTCCCGTATCCGGACGGCAGATGGAAACCAAAGAAGTGGATGCAGAGCGAATGCTGCATCTTAAATTTGTTCGCCGTCTGCACCAGATACGCGGGACGTCTTTGTTGTCCGGTGTGCTGATCCGCCTCAGTGCCCTGAAAGATTATGAAGATTATGAGCTGACTGCAGCAAGGATCGCCGCTGCTCTGGGGATGTACATCCGCAAAGGCGACGGGCAGAGCTATGAACCGGATGGTAATGGCAGCAAGGATAAGGAACGCGAGCTTACCATTCAGCCAGGCATTATTTACGACGATCTGAAACCCGGCGAAGAAATCGGAATGGTGAAGTCGGATCGCCCCAATCCTAACCTTGAAACTTTTCGTAATGGTCAGTTGCGTGCCGTGGCGGCGGGCAGTCGTCTGAGTTTTTCCAGTACAGCGCGCAACTATAACGGCACTTACAGCGCCCAGCGTCAGGAACTGGTTGAGTCTACTGATGGCTACCTGATCCTGCAGGACTGGTTTATTGGTGCCGTCACCCGCCCGATGTATCGTGCCTGGCTGAAACAGGCTGTGGCATCCGGTGTTATCAGGCTACCCCGCGATCTTGACCGTTCTTCACTGTATACCGCGGTGTATTCCGGACCAGTGATGCCGTGGATTGACCCTGTTAAGGAGGCTGAGGCCTGGAAAATCCAGATTCGTGGTGGAGCGGCGACAGAATCAGACTGGGTACGTGCTGGTGGTCGTAATCCGGATGATGTCAAACGTCGGCGCAAGGCCGAAATTGATGAAAACCGCAAGCTGGATCTGGTATTTGATACCGATCCGGCCAGTGATAAAGGAGGCAGCAGTGCCGCAACGAAACGACAGGAGCCGCAGCACACCGACGACCAGTCCGAAGAATAATTCCTGGTTCAGGATGCAGGCTGGTCACCAGAGTGACGCGGATATTTATATTTATGACGAGATTGGTTTCTGGGGTGTTACAGCGAAGCAGTTTATCAGTGATCTGAATGCACTGGGCGATATCACCCACATTAATCTCCATATTAATTCACCGGGTGGCGATGTCTTTGAAGGCATCGCCATTTTTAATGCGCTGAAAACACATGGTGCGTCCATTACCGTTTATGTCGACGGTGTGGCGGCGTCAATGGCGTCGGTCATTGCGATGGTGGGAAACCCGGTCATTATGCCGGAAAACACTTTCATGATGATTCATAAACCATTTGGCTTTACGGGCGGTGATGCGGAGGACATGCGCACCTATGCCGACCTGCTCGATAAGGTTGAGGCGGTTCTGTTACCCGCTTATGCACAGAAAACCGGGAAAACCACCGATGAAATTGCTGCCATGCTGGCGGATGAGACCTGGATGTCCGGTGCCGAATGTCTGGCACATGGATTTGCTGATCAGGTGACGCCAGCCGTTAAGGCAATGGCATGTATTCAGTCAAAACGTACAGAGGAATTTAAAAAGATGCCGGAATCCATTCGAAACATGATTACTCCGCCACGCAACAGTGCTCCACGCGTACAGGATGATGAACCTGCAGCCTCCCGGACGCCAGTGCAGGCAGCAGCACCCGTGGTGGATGAAAACAGTATCCGTGCGCAGGTACTGGCAGAGCAAAAAGCGCGTGTAAACGGTATTAATGATCTGTTTGCCATGTTTGGCGGGCGTTATCAGACGCTGCAGGCTCAGTGTCTTGCCGATCCTGAGTGTTCGCTGGAGCAGGCCCGCGAAAAGCTGTTGAACGAGATGGGGCGCGAGTCCACGCCATCCAATAAAAATACACCGGCTCATATTTATGCTGGTAACGGTAATTTTGTGGGGGACGGGATCCGCCAGGCGCTGATGGCGCGTGCCGGATTTGAAAAAACCGAACGTGATAATGTCTACAACGGGATGACCCTGCGTGAATATGCCCGTATGTCACTGACTGAACGGGGTATTGGGGTTTCCGGTTATAACCCGATGCAGATGGTCGGTGCGGCGTTCACCCACAGTACGTCTGACTTCGGTAATATTCTGCTGGATGTTGCGAACAAAGCCATTCTGCAGGGCTGGGAAGATGCTCCTGAAACCTATGAACAATGGACGCGGAAAGGTCAGTTGTCTGATTTTAAAATTGCCCATCGTGTGGGTATGGGGGGCTTCAGTGCTCTGCGTCAGGTGCGTGAAGGGGCGGAATATAAATACGTCACCACCGGAGATAAACAGGCCACTATTGCACTGGCGACCTATGGCGAGCTGTTCAGTATCACCCGTCAGGCCATTATCAATGATGATCTGAATATGCTGACCGATGTCCCGATGAAACTGGGCCGTGCGGCGAAATCCACTATTGCCGATCTGGTTTATGCCATTCTGACGTCTAACCCGAAAATCTCCACAGATAATGTAAGTCTGTTCGATAAAGCGAAACATGCAAACGTACTGGAGAGCGCTGCAATGGACGTGGCATCGCTGGATAAAGCCCGCCAGTTGATGCGCGTTCAGAAAGAGGGGGAGCGTCATCTGAATATTCGTCCTGCGTTCGTACTGGTACCGACGGCGATGGAGTCTGTTGCTAACCAGGTCATTCGCTCCTCAAGTGTCAAGGGGGCTGACATTAACGCCGGTATTATTAACCCGGTGAAAGATTTTGCGACCGTTATTGCAGAGCCTCGTCTTGATGATAACAGCCAGACCACCTTCTACCTGGCTGCGTCAAAAGGCTCCGATACGATTGAAGTGGCTTATCTCAACGGTGTGGATACGCCATATATTGATCAGATGGAGGGCTTCAGTGTGGATGGCGTGACAACGAAAGTGCGTATTGACGCCGGTGTCGCGCCAGTTGATCACCGCGGTCTGGTGAAATGTACGGCGTAAACGTCGCAGACAACAACTCTGATGGCCCGTAAGGGCTTTTTTTGTACCTGAAATCAGCCCCTGAACGGGGCTGTGCGGAGACAGTTATGGCAAAGAATTTTGTAGAAGAAGGAAAAACGGTGGCGATTGTTGCCAGTGCAGCCATCAGCAGCGGAGAGCTGGTGCAGGTGGGTGATGTTTTTGCGGTGGCGCTGACCGATATTCCACAGGGTGAAACAGGCGACGGCATGACCGAAGGTGTGTTTATGCTGCCTAAGCTGAAAACGGATGACATGAAAACGGGTAAGAAGGTTTATCTGAAGTCCGGAAAAGTTCAGCTGACTAACAGCGGCTCTGATCCGCTGGTCGGGGTTGTCTGGGCAGATGCCGGAACCAGTGCAGAAGAAGTGCCGGTAAAACTCAATGTCTGATCCCTTTTCCCGGCTGGCAGCGCGTATGGATGCGATCACGGTCAGAAAGATGGGAAAGACAGCCTCGATTAATGATGTCGATATGACTGTGATCCCGGGAGAAACACTGGCAGAGCTGAATGCTCTGTCCGGACCTGCGGTCTCTCTGGTGGTGTTTTCTTCGGGATACCGCCCACGGCGCGGGGATCGCGTTGTTTATGACGGACAACAATGGACGGTCACACGGCATGAACGCTTTAACGGTAAGCCAATGATCTTTATTGAGTAAAGAGGTGTGGGATGAAGGGGCTTGAGAATGCCATCCGCAATCTGAACAGCCTTGATACCCGTATGGTGCCACAGGCCAGCGCATGGGCGATAAACCGTGTGGCACAGAAAGCGGTCTCGGTTGCCACCCGGCAGGTTGCCGGGAATACCGTTGCGGGAGATAACCAGGTGAAAGGGATCCCCCTGAAACTGGTACGTCAGCGTGTCCGGGTGTTTAAAGCCAGTCCGTCAGGAAAAATGACGGCCAGGATCCGCGTTAACCGGGGCAATCTGCCCGCCATCAAACTGAACACAACACGGCGGCGTGCTGGTGAAGGACTGAGAGTGGGAAAATACTTTTTCCGGGGGGCATTTGTTCAGCAACTGGCGAATGGCCGCTGGCATGTTCTGAGGCGTCTTCCTGAAGCGCGTTTTGCAACAGGGCATGACCATCAGGGCAGGCCAAGAAAAAATCGTCTTCCTGTGGAGGTAGTGAAAGTCCCGCTGTCCGGACCGCTGACACAGGCATTTGAAGATGCCCGCGACCGCATTATTGCTGCGGAAATGCCGAAACAGCTGGGGTATGCACTGAAACAACAACTGAGGTTATGGCTGACCCGATGAACCGACATACACAAATCCGCCAGGCCGTACTGGCACGCCTTCGGGAACAGTGTGGAGACAGCGCCACGTTTTTTGACGGGCTTCCGGCATTTATTGATGCGCAGGAACTGCCTGCCGTGGCGGTGTGGCTGAGTGATGCTCAGTACACCGGAAAAATGACGGATGAAGATGACTGGCAGGCTGTTCTGCATATTGCTGTCTTCATCCGGGCACAGGCACCGGATTCAGAGCTGGATATGTGGATGGAGAGCACCATTTTCCCGGCCCTGAATGATATACCGGCACTTTCCGGACTCATCGACACCCTGATCCCTCTCGGTTTTAACTATCAACGTGATAATGAGATGGCCACCTGGGCGATGGCGGAAATCACGTACCAGATCACGTACACGAATTAAAGGAGGTGGCAATGACCACACCAAATCCACTGGCAAAAACGAAAGGTGCGGGAACGACGTTCTGGATGTACACCGGCAAGGGCGATGCGTTTGCGAACCCTTTATCGGACACTGACTGGCTGCGTCTTGCGATGGTGAAGGATCTGCAACCTGGCGAAATGACCGCTGATGCAGAAGATGACTCTTATCTCGATGATGAAGATGCAGACTGGAAAACGACAACCCAGGGGCAGAAATCCGTCGGTGATACTTCGGCGACGCTGGCCTGGCGTCCGGGTGACAGCGGGCAGAAAAAACTGGTTCAGTTGTTCGACTCCGGTGAAGTCTGCGCGTTTCGTATCAAATATCCCAACGGCACTGTTGATGTTTTCCGTGGCTGGCTGAGCTCACTGGGTAAAACCATTGCCTCAAAAGACGTGATGACCCGCACAGTGAAAATCAGCGGTGTGGGGCGTCCGTATCTGGCAGAGGAAGGCACTGAAACAGTGAGCGTTACCGGGCTGACGGTGGCACCGGCATCTGCCAGTGTAAAAGTGGGAGCAACCACCACGCTGACCTTTACAGTAAAACCTGACGGAGCCAGTGACAAAGCGATCAGTGTGCATTCGACAGATCCACAGACTGCCACGGTGACCCTGAACGGGCTTGTGGCCACGGTGAAAGGCGTGAAGCAGGGCAGTGTCAGCATTGTGGGCATGACTTCTGACGGCGATTTTGTGGCAGTGGCTGCGGTGGCTGTCAGCGCCGCAGGTTAACAGGACGATACTCATCATTTGCCCCGGTTATCCGGGGCTTTTTTGCAGGTGGAGAACATGATGTTTCTGAAACAGGGCACGTTTAATTATGAAAAGCAGTCCGTGGTGCTCAGTGAGCTGTCCGGGCTGCAGAGAATTGAATATCTGGCGTTTGTTCAGCAGCGAACGGCAAAGTTTGATGCCGAAGAGGGAGAACTGCCGGAGGCTGAACGACAGATTGCTTTTCTGCGGATGGGGATGGATATCAATGCCTGGCTGGTTTCCCGCTCACTGTGGAATGCGGAACAGTCTCAGGATGTTGAGACGCTTTGCGCATCCGTTATTACAACATGGTCGTATGATGCCCTGGGTGCGGGGGCGGAGATGGTTCTGTCGCTGAGCGGTATGGGGGCCATTGATAATGCCGGGGATGATGAGCATGAGGCGCTGACGCCGGAAAAGTCCTGACGCGGGAAATGCAGTTTGTCATGCGGCTTGCCCGGGAGTTCCGGCGGGCAGACTGGCGGCGGATGCTGTCGGAAATGTCGGCCACTGAGCTTGGTGAGTGGGGCGATTATTTCCGGATGCAGAGCTTCAGTGATGTGTGGATGGATGCGCAGTTTGCCTCGCTGAAGGCATTGATCGTGAGAATGGTGTCCGGCAGCAGTGATGCTGCGGTGGCTGATTTCAGCCTTTTACCGGAAGAGAACGGGATACCGGAGCGAACGGACGAAGAACTGATGCATCTTGGGGAAGGTATTTCCGGAGGTGTGCGTTATGGACCAGATAGCCAACCTGGTCATTGATTTGGGGATTGATGCGGCAGAGTTTAAAAATGAAATCCCCGTATCAAAAACCTTCTGAATGGTGCAGCCAGCGATGCAGAACGGTCTTCTGCCCGTATGCAGCGTTTTATGGAGCGTCAGACTCAGGCCGCCCGGCAGACAACGCAGGCGGCGTCTTCGGCTGCAACAGCCGCATCCGTTCATGCGCAGACGGTGGAGAAGAACGCACAGGCTCATGAACGCATGGCCCGCGAGGTGGAGAAAACCCGCCAGCGTATGGAGGCGCTGAGCCAGAAAATGCGCGAGGAACAGGCGCAGGCCATGGCTCTGGCGGAGGCTCAGGATAAAGCTGCTGCTGCGTTTTATCGTCAGATTGACAGTGTGAAACAGGCCAGTGCGGGTCTGCAGGAATTACAGCGTATTCAGCAGCAGATCCGACAGGCCAGAAACAGTGGCGGGATTGGTCAGCAGGATTATCTGGCGCTGATTTCTGAGGTTACGGCGAAAACCCGTGTTCTTACACAGGCTGAGGAAGAGGCTACCCGACAGAAAGTGGCGTTTATCCGTCAGCTTAAAGAGCAGGCAACCCGCCAGAATCTTTCTTCTTCTGAGTTGCTTCGTGCTAAGGCTGCCCAGCTGGGGGTAAGCAGTGCTGCAGAAGTGTATATCCGCAAAATGGAGCAGGCAGGAAAAGCCACGCATTCGCTGGGGCTGAAAAGTGCAGCGGCCCGTCAGGAGATAGGCGTTCTGATAGGTGAACTGGCCCGCGGAAATTTAGGTGCGCTGAGGGGATCCGGAATAACGCTGGCTAACCGTGCTGGGTGGATAGACACATTGATGTCACCGAAAGGCATGATGCTTGGCGGGGTTATTGGCGGTATTGCCGCGGCTGTCTATGGCCTGGGTAAAGCCTGGTATGACGGTCAGAAGGAGGGGGAAGAATTTAACCGCCAGCTGTCGCTGACGGGGCATTATGCCGGAGTCACTGCCGGGCAGCTGTGGACGCTCAGTCGTGCTATTTCCGGGAATGGTATCACGCAACATGCTGCAGCCGGTGCGCTGGCTCAGGTGGTGGGGAGTGGTGCATTTCGTGGAAACGATATCGGTATGGTGGCGAGAGCTGCCGCACAGATGGAGCGATCGGTTGGCCAGTCGGTCAGCGATACCATAAATCAGTTTAAGCGGCTGAAGGATGATCCTGTAAATGCCGCGAAGTCTCTGGACAATGAGCTGCATTTTCTTACTGCCACTCAGCTTGAGCAGATACGCGTCCTTGGAGAGCAGGGGCGGTCCAGTGATGCGGCACGGATAGCCATGTCTGCACTGGCAGAGGAAACCGGTCGGCGTACTGCGGATATTGATAATAACCTCAATGCGCTGGGCAGTACGCTGCAAACTTTGTCTGACTGGTGGAAGCAGTTCTGGGATGCGGCCATGAATATTGGTCGTGAAGATTCGCTGGATGCGCAGATTGCCACTTTGCAGGAGAAAGTGTCGCGGGCGAAAAGACTCCCCTGGACGGCATCATCTTCTCAGGTTGAATACGATCAGCAGCGTCTTAACGATCTTCAGGAGAAAAAACGCCAGAAGGATTTGCAGGATGCAAAAGAGCAGGCAGAGCGGAATTATCAGGAGCAACAGAAACGCCGTAATGCTGAAAATGCTGCACTGAACCGGATGAATGAAACGGAAGCTGCACGACATCAGCGTGAAATTGCGCGTATTAATGCCATGCAGTACGCCGATCAGGCTGTCAGGGATGCGGCGATACAACGTGAAAATGAACGTTACGAGAAAGCCCTGGCATCCGGTAAGAAAAAAACACGCGAACCCGTAATGATGAGGCCACCCGGTTATTGCTGCAGTACAGTCAGCAACAGGCACAGGTGGAAGGACAGATTGCTGCTGCCAGACAGTCAGCAGGCATTGCCACGGAAAGGATGACAGAAGCGCATAAACAGCTTCTGGCTCTGCAGCAGCGCATCAGCGACCTGGACGGGAAAAAACTGACGGCAGATGAAAAGAGTGTGCTGGCCCGTAAAGATGAACTGATTCAGGCACTGACGCTGCTGGATGTAAAACAGCAGGAGCTTCAGAAACAGACGGCACTCAACGAGCTGAAGAAAAAAACAATTCAGCTGACCAGTCAACTGGCTGAAGAAGAGCGCGCTCAGCGTCAGCAACATGACCTGGATATCGCCACGGTGGGTATGGGTGATCAGCAGCGGCAGCGATATCAGGTACAACTGAGTCTTCGCCAGAAATACCAGCAACAGCTGGAGCAGTTGAGGCGGGATAGTGAGCAGAAAGGAACATATAACACGGATGACTACAGAAAGGCCGAGCAGGCGCTGACGGAGAGCCTGAACCGACAACTGAATGAGAATCGCCGTTACTGGCAACAGCTTGAAGTTGTGCAGGGTAACTGGAAAAACGGAGTCCTGCGTGCATTTCAGGATTTTACCGTGGATGCAGATAATACGGCAGGAACAGCAGAACAGGTGTTCTCGTCAGCCTTCAGCAACATGGGAAATGGCCTGGCAACTTTTGTCACTACCGGCAAACTCAATTTCAAATCCTTCACCTCTTCTGTGCTGTCAGATATGGCGAAAATCCTGGCGCAGGCAACCATGATGAAATCGATAAAAGGGATTGGCAGTGTACTGGGATTTGATCTCAGCAGCCTTTCCCTGAATGCCAATGGGGGGATTTATCAGTCTGCTGATTTGAGTCGTTACAGTGGCACGGTGGTTAACCGTCCGACGTTTTTTGCTTTTGCAAAAGGCGCGGGTGTGATGGGGGAAGCGGGACCTGAAGCCATTCTGCCTCTGCGTCGTGGTGCTGACGGTAAGCTGGGGGTTGTGGCGGATATTGGTGGTTCAGGTATGGCGATGTTTGCCCCGCGGTACAACATCGAGATCAATAACGATGGCACGAACGGGCAGATAGGTCCGGCTGCCCTGAAGGTGGTTTATGACCTTGGGAAAAAAGCGGCAGCGGACTTTATGCAACAGCAGGCCCGTGATGGTGGTCGGTTAAGTGGAGCATATCGGTAATGGAGACGTTTCACTGGAAAGTGCGCCCGGATATGAATGTGGTATCAGAGCCGAAAGTGGTGACAGTGAAGCTGGGCGATGGTTATGAACAGCGTCGTGCGGCGGGACTGAATAACCAGTTGTCGACTTACAGCGTGACGATACGTGTTCGTAAATGTGAACACCCATCTTTGAAAAGCCTTTCTGGAACGGCACGGTGGCGTCCGCGCATTTCAGTGGACGCCACCTTATGACTGGAAACCGATTAGGGTGGTTTGTCGTAAATGGTCGGCAAGCGTGGGGGCGCTGTGGGTAACCATAACGGCAGATTTTGAACAGGTCGTGGCATAGGAGGCCCTGATGCAGGATATTCCACAGGAAACACATCATGAGACGACACGCCTCACTCAGTCAGCCCAGGTGGTGCTCTGGGAAATCGATCTGACAGAGGTCGGTGGTGAACGTTATTTTTTCTGTAATGAGCAGAACGAAAAAGGTGAGCCGGTCACCTGGCAGGGGCGGCAGTATCAGGCATACCCCATTCAGGGGACAGGATTTGAACTGAACGGCAAGGGCAGTGCTGCCCGTCCGACACTGACGGTTTCTAACCTGCACGGTATGGTCACCGGTATGGCGGAAGATCTGCAGAGTCTGGTCGGCGGAACGGTGGTCCGGCGTAAGGTTTACGCCCGTTTTCTGGATGCGGTGAACTTCGTCAACGGAAACAGTGATGCCGACCCGGAGCAGGAGGTGATCAGCAGCTGGCGCATCGAGCAGTGCAGCGAACTGAGTGCGGTGCAGTGCTTCTTTGTACTGTCCACGACCGACGGAAACGGATGGCGCTGTTTTTCCGGGGCGTATCATGCTGGCCAACACCTGCACCTGGACCTATCGCGGTGATGAGTGCGGTTATAACGGTCCGGCTGTCGCGGATGAATATGACCAGCCGACGTCCGATATCACGAAGGATAAATGCAGCAAATGCCTGAATGGCTGTAAGTTTCGCAATAACGTCGGCAACTTTGGCGGTTACCTTTCCATTAACAAACTTTCGCAGTAAATCCCATGACAGAGACAGAATCAGCGATTCTGGCGCACGCCCGGCGATGTGCGCCAGCGGAGTCGTGCGGCTTCGTGGTGAGAACGCCGGAGGGAGAAAGATATTTTCCCTGCGTGAATATCTCCGGTGAGCCGGAGGCGTATTTCCGGATGGCTCCGGAGGACTGGCTGCGGGCAGAAATGCAGGGTGAGATTGTGGCGCTGGTCCACAGTCACCCCGGTGGTCTGCCCTGGCTGAGTGAGGCCGATCGGCGGCTGCAGGTGCAGAGTGATTTGCCGTGGTGGCTGGTCTGCCGCGGGGCGATTCACAAGTTCCGCTGTGTGCCACATCTTACCGGGCGGCGCTTTGAGCACGGGGTGACGGACTGTTACACGCTGTTCCGGGATGCATACCATCTGGCGGGAATTGAGATGCCGGATTTTCATCGCGGAGATGACTGGTGGCGTAACGGCCAGAATCTCTATCTTGACAATATGGAGGCGACTGGTTTTTACCGTGTCGCACTGACAGAGGCGCAGCCGGGCGATGTGCTGCTGTGCTGTTTTGGTTCATCGGTGCCGAATCATGCCGCCATTTACTGTGGTGATGGCGAGCTGCTGCACCATATTCCTGAACAACTGAGCAAACGAGAGAGGTATACCGACAAATGGCAGCGACGCACACACTCCCTCTGGCGTCACCGGGTATGGCACGCATCTGCCTTTACGGGGATTTACAACGATTTGGCCGCCGCATCGACCTTCGTGTGAAAACGGGGGCTGAAGCCATCCGGGCGCTGGCCACGCAGCTTCCGTCGTTTCGCCAGAAACTGAATGAGGGCTGGTATCAGGTGCGCATTGCCGGGCGTGATGCAGGCGAAAATGAATTATCTGCCCGTCTTAATGAGCCGCTGGAAAATGGTGCCGTGATTCACATCGTGCCGCGTATGGCGGGAGCTAAAAGTGGCGGTGTGTTTCAGGTGGTGCTGGGGCGGCGCTGATTGCGGTGGCATGGTGGAACCCTGTGGCTGGCTGGGTGCTGCGGCTGTATCGGGCATGTATGCGGCAGGGGCCAGTATGATTCTGGGTGGTGTGGCCCAGATGCTGGCACCGAAAGCCAGGACGCCCACGGCAGCCAGTACAGATAACGGCAAACAGAACACCTATTTCTCCTCACTGGATAACATGGTTGCTCAGGGCAATGTTCTGCCTGTTCTGTACGGTGAAATGCGTGTGGGGTCGCGGGTGGTTTCTCAGGAGATCAGCACGGCAGACGAAGGTAACGGTGGTCAGGTTGTGGTGATTGGTCGCTGATGCAAAATGTTTTATGTGAAACCGCCTGCGGGCGGTTTTGTCGTTTATGGAGCATGACGAATGGGTAAAGGCAGCAGTAAGGGGCATACCCCGCGCGAAGCGAAGGACAACCTGAAGTCCACGCAGTTGCTGAGTGTGATCGATGCCATCAGCGAAGGGCCGGTTGAAGGTCCGGTGGATGGGTTAAAAAGCGTGCTGCTGAACAGTACGCCGGTGCTGGACAGTGAGGGGAATACCAATATCTCCGGTGTCACGGTGGTGTTCCGGGCAGGTGAGCAGGAGCAGACACCGCCGGAGGGGTTTGAATCCTCCGGTTCCGAGACGGTGCTGGGTACGGAAGTGAAATATGACACGCCGATCACCCGCACCATTACGTCGGCAAACATCGACCGACTGCGCTTTACCTTCGGCGTGCAGGCACTGGTGGAAACCACTTCAAAGGGTGACCGGAATCCGTCGGAAGTCCGCCTGCTGGTTCAGATACAGCGTAACGGTGGCTGGGTGACGGAAAAAGACATCACCATTAAGGGCAAAACCACCTCGCAGTATCTGGCCTCGGTGGTGGTGGATAACCTGCCGCCGCGCCCGTTTAATATCCGGATGCGCAGGATGACGCCGGACAGCACCACAGACCAGCTGCAGAACAAAACGCTCTGGTCGTCATACACCGAAATCATCGATGTGAAACAGTGCTACCCGAACACGGCACTGGTCGGCGTGCAGGTGGACTCGGAGCAGTTCGGCAGCCAGCAGGTGAGCCGTAATTATCATCTTCGCGGGCGCATTCTGCAGGTGCCGTCGAATTATAACCCGCAGACGCGGCAATACAGCGGTATCTGGGACGGAACGTTAAAACCGGCATACAGCAACAACATGGCCTGGTGTCTGTGGGATATGCTGACCCACCCGCGCTACGGCATGGGGAAACGTCTTGGTGCGGCAGATGTGGATAAATGGGCGCTGTATGTCATCGGCCAGAATTGCGACCAGTCAGTGCCGGACGGCTTTGGCGGCACGGAGCCGCGCATCACCTGTAATGCGTACCTGACCACACAGCGCAAGGCGTGGGATGTGCTCAGTGATTTCTGCTCGGCGATGCGCTGTATGCCGGTATGGAACGGGCAGACGCTGACGTTCGTGCAGGACCGACCGTCGGATAAGGTGTGGACCTATAACCGCAGTAATGTGGTGATGCCGGATGATGGCGCGCCGTTCCGCTACAGCTTCAGCGCCCTGAAGGACCGCCATAATGCCGTTGAGGTGAACTGGATTGACCCGGACAACGGCTGGGAGACGGCGACAGAGCTTGTGGAGGACACGCAGGCCATTGCCCGTTACGGTCGTAACGTCATGAAGATGGATGCCTTTGGCTGTACCAGTCGGGGGCAGGCACACCGCGCCGGGCTGTGGCTGATTAAAACAGAACTGCTGGAAACGCAGACCGTGGATTTCAGCGTCGGCGCAGAAGGGCTTCGCCATGTACCGGGCGATGTTATTGAAATCTGTGATGATGACTATGCCGGTATCAGCACCGGTGGTCGTGTGCTGGCGGTGAACAGCCAGACCCGGACGCTGACGCTCGACCGTGAAATCACGCTGCCATCCTCCGGTACCACGCTGATAAGCCTGGTTGACGGAAGTGGCAATCCGGTCAGCGTGGAGGTTCAGTCCGTCACCGACGGCGTGAAGGTAAAAGTGAGCCGTGTTCCTGACGGTGTTGCTGAATACAGCGTGTGGGGGCTGAAGCTGCCGACGCTGCGCCAGCGCCTGTTCCGCTGCGTGAGTATCCGTGAGAACGACGACGGCACGTATGCCATCACCGCCGTGCAGCATGTACCGGAAAAAGAGGCCATCGTGGATAACGGGGCGCACTTTGACGGCGACCAGAGCGGCACGGTGAATGGTGTCACGCCGCCAGCGGTGCAGCACCTGACCGCCGAAGTCACCGCAGACAGCGGGGAATACCAGGTGCTGGCGCGCTGGGACACGCCGAAGGTGGTGAAGGGCGTGAGCTTCCTGATCCGTCTGACCGTGGCAGCGGACGACGGCAGTGAGCGGCTGGTCAGCACGGCCAGGACGACGGAAACCACATACCGCTTCAGGCAACTGGCGCTGGGGAACTACAGGCTGACAGTCCGGGCAGTAAATGCGTGGGGGCAGCAGGGCGATCCGGCGTCGGTATCGTTCCGGATTGCCGCACCGGCAGCGCCGTCGCGGATTGAGCTGACGCCGGGGTATTTTCAGATAACTGCCACGCCGCATCTTGCGGTTTATGATCCGACGGTACAGTTTGAGTTCTGGTTCTCGGAAACGCGGATTACCGATATCAGGCAGGTTGAAACCACAGCCCGCTATCTTGGCACGGCGCTGTACTGGATAGCCGCCAGTATCAATATCAAACCGGGCCATGATTATTATTTTTACGTTCGCAGTGTGAACACCGTTGGCAAATCGGCATTCGTGGAGGCTGTCGGTCAGCCGAGTGATGATGCATCAGGCTATCTGGATTTTTTCAAAGGCGAGATAGGGAAAACCCATCTCGCTCAGGAGCTGTGGACGCAGATTGATAACGGTCAGCTTGCGCCTGACCTGGCTGAAATCAGGACGTCCATTACGGATGTCAGCAATGAAATCACACAGACCGTCAATAAGAAACTGGAAGACCAGAGTGCAGCGATCCAGCAGATACAGAAGGTTCAGGTTGATACAAATAATAACCTGAACAGCATGTGGGCTGTGAAGCTGCAGCAGATGCAGGACGGACGCCTTTATATCGCGGGTATTGGTGCCGGTATTGAGAATACCCCTGACGGTATGCAGAGTCAGGTGCTGCTGGCGGCGGACAGGATTGCGATGATTAATCCTGCGAATGGCAACACAAAGCCGATGTTTGTTGGTCAGGGCGATCAGATATTTATGAATGAAGTGTTCCTGAAATATCTGACGGCTCCCACCATTACCAGCGGCGGTAATCCTCCGGCATTTTCCCTGACACCGGACGGGCGGCTGACGGCAAAAAATGCCGATATCAGCGGTAACGTGAATGCGAACTCCGGGACGCTCAACAACGTCACGATTAACGAGAACTGCCGGGTTCTGGGAAAACTGTCCGCGAACCAGATTGAAGGCGATCTCGTTAAAACAGTGGGCAAAGCTTTCCCCCGTGACTCCCGTGCACCGGAACGGTGGCCATCAGGGACCATTACCGTCAGGGTTTATGACGATCAGCCGTTTGACCGGCAAATTGTTATTCCAGCGGTGGCTTTCAGCGGTGCCAGACATGAACGGGAGAATAGCGATACTTATTCGTCATGCCGCCTGATAGTGAAGAAAAACGGGGCTGAAATTTATAACCGAACGGCTCTGGATAATACTCTGATTTACACGGGTGTTATTGATATGCCTGCAGGCAGTGGCGTAATGACACTGGAGTTTTCGGTATCAGCATGGTGGGTAAATGGCTGGTATCCCACAGCAAGTATCAGCGATTTGCTGGTTGTGGTGATGAAGAAAGCCACCGCAGGCATCAGTATCAGCTGAATTTTATAACCCCAATACGGGCGTCAGAAATGACGCCTTTTTTATTGCAGGAAAGCGAGAGGTAATTATGCGTAAATTATGTGCTGTTATTCTGTCCGCAGTAGTCTGGCTGGTTGCCGCTGGTACGCCAGCGAGCGCAGCAGAGCATCAGTCCACACTAAGCGCCGGGTATCTTCAGGCCCATACTGATATGCCAGGCAGTGATGACCTGAAGGGCATTAACGTGAAATACCGTTATGAATTTACGGACACGCTGGGGCTGGTGACGTCATTCAGTTATGCCAATGCCAAAGATGAGCAAAAAACGCATTACAGCGATACCCGCTGGCATGAAGATTCAGTGCGTAACCGCTGGTTCAGCATGATGGCGGGGCCATCTGTACGCGTGAATGAATGGTTCAGTGCTTATGCGATGGCAGGTGTGGCTTACAGCCGTGTTTCGACGTTCTCCGGGGATTATCTCCGCGTAACTGACAACAAGGGGAAAACGCACGATGTGCTGACCGGAAGTGATGACGATCGCCACAGCAACACGTCTCTGGCGTGGGGAGCTGGCGTGCAGTTTAACCCGACCGAATCCGTGGCCATTGATATTGCTTATGAAGGCTCCGGCAGTGGCGACTGGCGCACTGACGGTTTCATCGTGGGTGTCGGTTATAAATTCTGATTAGCCAGGTAACACAGTGTTATGACAGCCCGCCGGTTCAGGCGGGCTTTTTTGTGGAGTGGATATGGCAGCAGTAAAAATCTCAGGTGTGCTGAAAGATGGTGCGGGAAAACCAATACAGAACTGCACTATTCAACTGAAGGCAAAGCGTAACAGCACCACGGTACTGGTGAACACGGTGGCTTCTGAAAATCCGGATGAAGCCGGACGTTACAGCATGGATGTTGAGTATGGCCAGTACAGCGTCACCCTGCTGGTTGAAGGTTTTCCGCCTTCACATGCCGGGACCATTACCGTCTATGAAGGTTCCAGACCAGGTACGCTGAATGATTTTCTCGGTGCCATGACGGAAGATGATGTCATGCCGGAGGCATTGCGCCGTTTTGAGGCAATGGTGGAAGAAGCGGCACGCAACGCCGAAGCCGCCTCTCAGAGCGCAGCGGCGGCAAAGAAATCCGAAACTGCAGCGGCTTCATCGAAGAACGCGGCGAAAACCTCAGAAACGAATGCAGCTAACAGCGCACAGGCGGCAGCGACCTCGCAGACTGCATCGGCAAACTCCGCGACAGCAGCCAAAAAATCAGAAACCAACGCGAAAAACAGCGAGACAGCCGCAAAGACGAGCGAAACCAACGCAAAGTCCAGCCAGACGGCAGCGAAGACCAGCGAAACGAATGCCAAAGCCAGTGAAACTGCGGCAAAAAACAGCCAGGTTGCAGCAGCCGAAAGCGAGAGCGCGGCAGCCGGTTCTGCGACTTCAGCAGCTGGATCAGCAACTGCTGCGGCTAACAGCCAGAAAGCTGCGAAGACGAGTGAAACTAACGCAAAGTCCAGCCAGACGGCAGCGAAGACCAGCGAAACGAATGCCAAAGCCAGCGAAACTGCGGCGAAAAACAGTCAGGATGCGGCGGCCCAAAGCGAGAGTGCTGCAGCTGGTTCTGCAAGTGCGGCGGCTTCTTCTGCCACTGCATCAGCCAACAGTCAAAAAGCTGCAAAAACCAGTGAAACCAACGCAAAGGCGAGCGAGACTGCGGCGACTAACTCGGCAAAAGCATCCGCTGCAAGCCAGATGGCTGCAAAAGCAAGTGAAGACGCAGCGAGAGAGTATGCAAGCCAGGCAGCAGAGCCGTATAAATATGTCTTACAGCCACTGCCTGATGTGTGGATACCGTTTAACGATTCACTGGATATGCTTGCTGGCTTTTCGCCTGGTTATAAGCAAATAACTGTAGGTGATGATGTTATTAAAATGCCATCCGATAAGGTTGTTAGCTTCAAACGCGCATCAGGTGCAACATACATTAATAAATCAGGTGTATTAACCGTTGCTGAAGTTGACGAACCGCGATTTGAACGAGAAGGTTTGCTGATTGAAGGACAGAGAACAAACTATTTCAGAAATTCAAATACACCAGAAGCATGGAATAACACGGGTAGTGTGTCTGTTGAGTCGTTCGACAGTGATAATGGGTTTAACTATGGAAGGATAACTGTTATTAATGAAAATCCGACAGCACAAGGATATCAGGCAATTGCTGTAAACACGAATGATGCTTACACCTGCCCGGCAGGTTCTTATACGACGATATCGTGTCTGACGAAAAGTGATAATTCCCGGTGTCGTGCAAGGTTCGGAAAAATGTCTGATAATGGTGCGTTTGTTTTTCATTCAGATGCAGCTCTGGATCCTGTTACGGGAAATGTTGTTCATGGAAATAATGTGACGGTGACGGCAGAAAGAGTCGGTGAATGGTGGTTGTTTACCGCCACTCTTTTTGCAGATGAGGAAATGATAATCAGCTCAAGATTTGAAATCCTGGCGATGCCTGGAATCAGTATTATCCCCAATGGCTCTACGTTAGATATTGCGATGCCTCAGGCGGAGATTGGGTCGTACAGGACGTCATTTATCATTACTGAAGGGGCTCCTGGCACTCGCTCCAGCGACATGGTGACAATACCTGTAAGAAACAATATTCACCGATTACCATTCAGTGCTCTTGTTGAAGTTAATAAAAACTGGGATATCCCTCCCAGCAAATCACCATTAATCTTTAATGTTAAAGATTATCAGGAAAATGGTCTGTTCACGCATGGATTCCGTGGTAATAATTTCTCTGATGCCGGTTCTCCTTTTATTTCTATGGGAGGGTGTAATAAATATGTGGCAACAACCCAGAGGAAAATCATTTCAGGCTTACGTTGTGGCGCTGATGGAGATGTTCAGGCCGTATGTAATGGTGAATTATCTGTTGCGGCAAAAACAACATGGACTTCAATTGTTCCACGGGCAGTATTGCGAATTGGAGGGCAGGGCACTAATGGGGAGTATCATCTTTTTGGTCATATCCGTAATCTGCGTATCTGGCATAAAGAATTAACTGATGCGCAAATGGGGGAGAGTATTAAATGAAAGATTTAACACTCAAATTTGCAGACAGGGCCGACTTTTCGGCCTTTATGGAGAGTATTGGCTATTATGATGACGAGTCGATGCAGGATGATATTCTTATTGACGTGATAGGTAACGTGTACAAAGAAAGCGGAGAACTGACTGAAGATGGCGAACCGGTATGTGTTAAGGAAGACGGATATTTTGTAAACGTGCGCATCATTAATGATGCAAAAAAATCGTCAATATTCGATAAATACGCGATTGTTGTTGAGCATCAACTTCGTGGCTGGATGTGAGGGAGACAAATGGCTACATCGACAGTAATTCCAGGAGACATCACCACGTTAAAGGGAGATGTCAGTAAAGCCAAGGAAGATATTTCCTCAATTAACGGAAAAGTATCAACGCTTCAGACTGATATGACCAGTGCAAAGCAGGATATCAGCACCAGATACACAAAAACTGAAGTTGATAATAAGCTGAAAAACAAAGTGGAAGTGAACGATCTGGAAAGTGGTCGTTATGGTGGAGATTTTTACCCGCTGACTGGTCGTGAAGCGTTTTATTTGTGGGGATTGGGCACGACTACAGCGGCGGCAAACCTTTATCTTAATCCTGACCCCGCAATTTCGTCTGTACTGCGGTCCACATCGTCTATCCGCTATAAACATTCAGTAGAGACGATAGATTCGGAGCACGCCGATCTCATTTTCAAGATGCGCCCTGTGTGGTACAGGTCGCAATGCGAAAATGACAGGCGCGATTGGGGATTCTATGGATTGATTGCCGAGGAAGTAGGAGAAATTGCCCCTCAGTTTGTTCACTGGCGACCAGCTAACGAGAATGATGCTCCTGAAGCTATTTCCAGCAATGGCCTTGTTGCCGAAGGTGTAATGTACGAACGTCTGGTTGTTCCACTGATTCACCATATCCAGAAACTGACTGAAAGAGTTGATGAACTTGAGTCAGAATTAAAGTTGTTATCAACTTCCCGAAGCGATATCGGATAAAGGAGGAGTAATGGATATAACACCTTTCCTTCATGCACTTTGTGCTGTGGCTGCACAGGTACTGATTGGCCTTTTTACCGGAAACTGGGCTTACGGGGCGATAGCCGGTTGTACGTTCTTCATTGCGCGTGAACACACCCAGGCAGAATATCGCTGGATTGAAATGTTCGGACATGGCAAGCGTATGAATATGCCGTGGTGGGGCGGTTTTGATCCGCGCGTGTGGGATGTAGCAAGCCTGATGGATTTTGCTGTGCCGGTGATGGCGTGTCTGCTGGTCTGGCTGTTTATCCGTTAAACATAAAAAGCCGCAGCAACTTGTCATGGCAGAATACTGCGGCTGGCTGGTGAACTTCCGATAGTGCGAGTATTGAATGATTTCCAGCCGTTATCGATTTTACGTATTAATTAATGAACAAACCACTCGTCAGCAGACTCCCAGGTATCTTTCAGAGTTTCCTGAACAAAAGTTTTAGCTGAATCTTTATCGGCGGTGCGCGTAACAGAAAGGCCATCGTTGCTGGTGGCTTTTACGATCACCTCTACATCGTCATAACGCTTACTGATGCGTCGAGTTAATTCTTCCTTTAACGCATCCACAGCACCGTTTGGCATTTTAGTCATTTTCTCTTTGGCTATGCAGATCTCAATACGCATAAAAATCCCTCTATACTGTGTTTGTATACAGTATTATTTTTAACTGTATGAATAAACAGTG